CATTCAACCAAGCAGCAGTTTCTGGTACAGCAACATACGTTGGTGACGAGCATGCAGCACTTGCAGTTCTAATCAACCGCACAGCAAACAAGATTGCACAGCGCACACGTCGTGGTGCAGGTAACTATGCAGTTGTATCACCTGAGGCACTAACAGTTCTTCAGAGTGCATCAACTAGTGCGTTTGCTCGTACAACAGAAGGCACATTTGAGGCACCAACAAACACTAAGTTTGTAGGTACACTTAACGGTGCTATGCGTGTATATGTTGATTCATATGCAAGTGACAGTACAGCAGTACTTGTTGGCTACAAAGGCTCAAGTGAAACAGATGCGGCAGCATTCTATTGCCCATACGTTCCGCTAATGTCAAGTGGCACAGTGCTTGATCCAGGCACATTCGAGCCAGTCGTATCATTCATGACAAGATATGGCTACGTTGAGCTTTCAAACACAGCAAGTTCACTAGGCAACGCAGGCGATTATGTCGGCGAAGTCGCAATGTCAAACATCTCATTCTCATAAGTCTAACTTATAGAATTGGAATACAGAAACAGGCTCTTCGGAGCCTGTTTTTTGTTAAATACAGTATCAGCAAAGACTGATTTATGCGGTATACCAACCGCGTAGTGGGATAGAACCCACAAAAGGAGAAACAAAATGGGAAGACCAATTAAAAGCGCCGAGACAGTAGGCGGAACAACAAAACTTGCTAGTGTAAACACAGTATTGCCTATCGGTTCAAGTGGAATAGCAGGCAACCAGATGATTATGAAAGCATTTGTCACCAGTGGCAGTGCAAACGATACAACAAACATTATCCAAAAGGGTAACAAGAAGTTTCGTGTCACTACTTCAGACGGCACAGAAACTTGTGTACTAACTTCAGTTGTACACGGTTCACTTGCTGCAGGCCAGTGCCAGATTACTGGTACAGACAGTGCAGGCGGAACATACTTTGCAAGTCAACTTACAGGACGTCATTTTGTAGTTGGTGCTCTAGGCACAGGCTCGCAGTTTGCAGTAGGCGATAAAGCAAATATTGTAGCATCAGGCCCAGTTGAAAACGTAAGTGTAAGTATTCCTAACGGCTAATAGTTACTTGACTAAACTAAAAGGTTACAGTATAATACACTGTAATCTTTTTTTATGACATGATTGAATTTGCATTTATATTAGGTAATGGCGTAACACGTTTAGAAGTAGTTCCAGAGGAACTATTGAAGCGAGGGAAAGTCTATGGCTGTAACAGAATATATCAAGAGTTTGAACCCACTGTGCTAGTAAGCACAGATCGTGGTATGGCAGAAGAAATACAACTAAGTGGTTATAGTAAAAGACGTCAGCATTATACACGAGAACAGTACATTATAGAACACAGTGGTGCTAGAATATTACCACAACTTATACATAATTTTAGCAGTGGACCTGCTGCATGTGGACTTGCTTGTTTAACTGATGCACAGTATATATTTTTGATAGGATTTGATCTTAAAGGACAGCACAACTTTATCAATAACATATATGCTGGCACAGATCATTACAAAGACAAAGACAGTGCACCAACACATTGGGGCAGTTGGGAAACACAGATTAGTACATTGCTCACAAAATTTCTTAGTAAACAAATCATACATGTTAATCCACTTCATGAATTTACCAGTGACAAATGGCGTAAACACACAAACTTTAGAACTATGTATTTTTCTGAGTTTACACAAGTGATAAATAATCTAGAAGCAGGAATTTAAACAATGAGTCAAACAAAAAGAATAGGTGGAACCTATACAATCGCTGCAAGCGGTGGTACTACTGTTGACAGTGAACTTACTGTTACTGGTAACTTAACCGTCAGTGGTACTACAAATAGTATTGAAACTACAAACAGTAGAATCTCAGACAACATTGTTACATATAACCAAGGTGAAACTGGATCAGGTGTACAAGGAACTGGTTTAAGTGGTTTTGAAGTAGAGCGCGGTAGTTTAGCCAATGCACTACTAGTGTTTGACGAAAGTGATGATACTTTTAAGGTCAGTACAGATGGTGGTAGTTCACTGACTGCGCTTGCGACAATAAGCGGTTCTTCAATTGCCAACGTTGTTGAAGATACGTCACCTCAACTTGGTGGTAATTTAGAAACTAACGGATTTAATATTGTAAGTGCAATAACCAATGAAGATATTCAGCTGGTACCAAGTGGAACTGGCAAAGTGACAGTTGCAAGTGCGCTAAAATTAAATGATCAGGCAGTTACTCCTAGCAGTGTATCAGGTGCAACATTGCTGTATGCAGACACGGCAGCAGGTGGCGGCACGGGTGTGTTCTTTGTAGATGGCAGTACCAGTGACGAACTTGTAAGCAAATCAAAAGCCATCGTATACGGATTAATTTTTTAAAGGAACTAACAAATGGCGATTACACAAGCAGGCGCAATAGGCACAAGCGCAACAACAGTATACACAAGTAGCGGAACGACTGCTATCACTTGTATGTTTTTTATGAATGAAAACGCTAGTGCGAGAACATTGGATGTTCATGTTGTACAAAACGGTGCTAGTGCAGCAACAACAAATAAGATTATAAAAACAATTACTATTGATCCAGCAGATACTTATGTTGTTAACCTAGAAAAATTAGTACTATCCAACGGTGATATGATTCAATGTGTTGCTAGTGCAGCATCTAGTGTTATGCCAACAATTAGTTCGGTAACAATCTAATGGCCGGCTTTGTAAAAACAAAAGGCAGACCAGATGGTGGTGATAATATTAAAGGATCACTAAATGCTGGTAGTTCAATTCCTAAAGGCACTACTGCACAAAGACCTAGTAGTTCAAGAAGCGGAGATATGCGTTTCAATACAGATCTTGGCAAGATGGAATATTTTGATGGTAGTGCTTTTGTTGCATACAGTAAAGAAGGCGCCGTTGCTATTACACAAGACAGTTTTACAGGTGATGGATCAACAACTGCGTTTACCATGAGTACAAGTGTTACAAGTAACCAAGCGCAACGTGTAGTTGTAGCAGTAGGAAACGTTTATCAAAATCCAGCCACTGCCTACACACTAAGTGGTACAACTATTACATTCACAAGTGCTCCTGGTAGCAGCGAAAGTGTAGTTGTTATTCATGGATTCGATAGTACTACACACTAGACATAAATACACTTAATAAACCCTGTCACCTCGGACGTTAGTAGGTGATCGCAGGATAGCGGAGTGTAGATATGGCTATAAGTCGTATTGGGGGCAGAGCTCTCAAAGCAAATTTAGAACGTGATAGTAATTTAGCGTTTAATACTACAACACTCGTAGTAGACTACTCCAATGGTCGCATTGGTATAGGAACAGCAAGTCCTTCAAGCACATTAAATGTCATAGGCAATACTGCTATTACTAGCGGTACGCTTGCTCTTGATCAAATTACTATTGCAGGTAATAAGATTGAAAGCACAGTAAGTAATGCTAACCTTACACTGGATGCTAACGGCACTGGTACTGTTGATATTAGAGCAAACACTACTATTGATGGCAGTATTACACTACAAAGTGGTGTAGCAATAAGCAGCATACTTGACGAAGACAACCTGGGCAGCGATAGTGCAACTGCACTTGCTACACAACAAAGTTTAAAAGCATATGTAGATGCACAGATTGCTGGCGTATCACCAACTGGAATGACTACTACATTGTCTACACCTACAGATGGTAGTCTAGTAACAGATGCAATGTTTAAAGGGTTTACTAGCGCAACAAAAGTTACAGATGCTATTGACAGTATTAATGAAAGTTTACAAAATGTTCTTAATAGTACCGCAGTAAGTAACGTTGCATTTACTAGTAATATTACAGCAGGCGGCGCAGGTTCGGCAGCAACACTTACTATTACTGCAGACGGCAACCCAAACAGGTACACAGTTAACTGGGGCGATGGCACAACTGATAGCAATTTAACAGATAGCACACCTACACATACATATAGCAGCAACACCGGTAGTCCATTTGATGTTAGTGTTACAGCATTTAATGCAAGTGGTAGTGGCGATGGTAGCACCGAAACAACCACAAGAACAGATTATATTACAATTTTCACAGCAAATCCTGTTGCACAGTTTGACTTGTTTAGAGCAAGTTCGGGCGGTAGTGCATTAACTGGCAATGACTTATACGTCATTGAAGGTCAGAGTTTGTATATGGCAAACACAACTACTAACATGGGCAGTGCTACAGCAAACTGGACTATGAACTGGGGCGATGGAACCAGTGCAGATACTATAGCAACCATTAGTGCAGCAGGCGGTACCAGCGGTGCAAGATTGCAGCATACTTGGGGGAGCAGTACAGATAGTGGCACAGGCAGAGATACATTCACACTTACACTTGCAGGACATCAAACAGCAAATCCTTCAATACTTCCTGTAACAGGTACACAACTTGTAAAAGTTTACGATAGTGCAATTGGTGCACCTGATGCACTAAGCACTAAAACATTGCCTAACGTATCAAGCACAGGTGATAATCCTAAACTAGCACATGGATTTACTGATAACACTGGTGGCGCAGTACTAGCAGCAGGCGCAGATGTAAACCGTGTTGTTAGCGGAACTGCAGTAGCAGGACCTATAACAACGTTCGCGTATAGAGCAGACAGTGGTACACTCACTGCAAATATTAACGGCAGTGCAGATGGAGCAAAAGCATTTTCAGCAAGTGACGACAGTGGTACTTACACAAGCCTAATTATTGACAGCGAAAGTGATTATAATTTACTTAACGCAGGCGGTAGTACTGTTAGTTTTGCAAGCAGTATATATCATCCTGCACTTTACACGGGATTCAAAGCAAGAATTAGTAAAGCAGTAAGTGGACTAAGTGTAGGTTTGAACAGCATGCAACTTAGTCATAGCACCACAGGCGACAGCACTAAAGTAGAGTTTGTAAAAGACAGTTTAACATCTAGTAGACCTAGTTTTGGTAGTGTTGGTACAGTAGCAGAAGGCACAGCAGGTACTAAACGTTTTATTAGTGGCATACCATATTACAACTCAGGATCACCTACAGTTGTAGTAAGTGGAACAACAATTAATGATCTTGTAGGACAAGTATACACAAACTCAAGTGAAATTGTTAGAATTAGTGGTGGTACTAATCACGAAAGCACAAGTTCAAACGTAACCAGTAATAATGACTATACATATGCAAACATTGATGGAAGCACTACAATGTTGAGTAGTGGAATACCCAAAGTAAACACAGGCACAAGCAGTGCATATGCCATTGGAAACTTAACTGTACCTATTACTAGTAGCAGTGTGCGTACTATCCAGAGATTGCAAATTCGTGCAAGAAACGTAAATGGTGTTGTTTCCGCTAGTGACATGAATGGAAAAATACAAGTGCATACAGCGGCACAGAGTGGCATAAGTGAAATTGCAATTGCAGTTGCAGATGCACTTGGTGCAACATATGATGATGATGGAAAACGTATTTTTGATCTAAGTGCAGCAACTACAAACACTCCTGCTTATTCCAGTAGTGCAAACTTTTATACAAACAGTTTGTATACAGAACAAAGTGATCCTGGCGTAGCAGGCACAAAAGAAGCAACTGTGAGACTTGGTGTAATCAAGCATGATGTTACAGACTACTCAAGCGGTTACTTGCCAACTGGTCCAGATAGAAGCGGTGACACAGGTACACAGTACTTTACTTTTGCATTCCGTAGAACAGGTGTTGCTAACTTTGATATTAATATAACAAGTAACGGAGTTACAGGTGTGTTTATTGCAGCACCGGGCACAGGCATAGATAACAGTAGTGGACTTAATGGCTGGTTAGATTGTAGTACAACCTACGGAGGCAGTGGACAGCCAGGTAGTGATACAGGCAATGGTGGTAACGGAAGTAATGGTTGCGCATTTACATCAGGAGATAGAATAGCAGCAAGCACTGCACTCAGCGGCGGTTATACAATGACACTGGGATCAGAGAACATGAGTAATGCTAGAAATAATGTTGTACTGGTCCGTATTGCACTAGCAAGTGGTCAAAGTGTTAGTGCATTGAGTATAGGAGAGGCTGCGTAATGGCTATTTCAG